ATTGACTGGCGAGTTATTGCCATTTAAAAATTATGAAGAATATTTCGAAAAGGACTTTTCACAATCTCATCAATTAAAACAATGGTGTGATACCGCACCATTTGGCGCTGTAAAAAGCTACATAATTGAACTTCTTAAAAAAAGAATAAAGAGCAAAAATTTAAAGTCAGCATTAAGTTCTGTTGAACTTTGGACTATTGGCTTGCCTGATATTGATGTTTATAAAAAATATTTTGGCAGCTACACGGATGCATGTAAAGAGTGTTTGGTTGAACCTATGTTTAATTCAAAACTGCCAAAAGAATTCTGGAATGATTATTCAAATATAAATGTTTTAATAGATACGAGGGAGCAGCAGCCACTAAAGTTTAAAAAATCTAGTATTTTAAAATTAGATATAGGAGACTACGCAGTGGGTGGTGATAATTATAATTATACTCATGTCGATAGAAAATCATTTGCTGATTTTTGTGCAACTGTAACTAATTCATATAATAGATTCGCAAAAGAATTAGAAAGATGTAGAAGTTTGGGTTGTTATCTATTTATTGTTATAGAAGCTCCGCTACATTCGATGGATGATTATAACAAACAAAGCTATAAGAAATTTAATCTTAAATATGTCTTTCATAATATGAGGGAATTGCAAAGAGAGTATGGGGACTGCTGCCAATTCGTATTTAGTGGATCTAGAGATCTAAGCGTAGAGCTTATCCCTAAATTATTAGTGTTAGGCAGGTCGTTATGGAAAACAGATATCCAATATTTTTGGTCAAAGAAATTATAAGTTATGGCTTGGGAACACGGAATACAAAAAAGAAGAAAAACTTTTCCTGATATTAATAAAGAAATATTAGAAAAAGAAGGTTATATCGAAGAACACGAAGCTAAGATATTATTTTATAAATTTTTAAGAGAAAACCCATCGTTTGCCTCTGAATTATTAACTGGAGTTAAATTATTTCCGTTTCAACACATGTCGATTAAAGCCATGATGGAAACAGATTACTTTTTAGGCATTTGGAGCCGAGGAATGAGTAAATCTTTCTCAACAGCCGTTTATGCCATCTTGGATGCAACTCTTCATCAAGGAGTTCATATCGGTTTAATTAGTAAATCCTTTCGTCAGGCGAAAATGATTTTCAATAAAATGGAAGAAATCAGTCTTAGCCCAAAAGCAGAATTATTTGCTCAAGCTATTACCAGAATTTCAAAAAGTAATGACCAATGGACTATGGAAATTGGCAGAAGCAAAATAACAGCACTCCCACTTGGGGATGGAGAAAAACTTCGTGGTTTCCGTTTTCAAAGAATGATTATTGATGAGCTTTTGTTAATGCCAGAAAAAGTCTTGAATGAAGTTATTATGCCATTCCTTTCTGTCGTTGAAAATCCAACAGAACGCCAAGAAATATATGATTTAGAAACTAAATTAATAGATAATGGTAAAATGAAAGAAGAAGATAGGAAGCAGTGGCCAAATAACAAAATTATTGGTTTATCTTCTGCGTCTTATCGGTTTGAATATCTATTCAAACTATACTCTCAGTATGAGTCACTGATATTGAATAAAAACGATCAGGATGGCGCTCATAGGACTATTATGCATTTTAGCTATGACTGCGCTCCTGATCAATTATATGACCAGAATCTGATCAATCAGGCAAAGGCTACGATGAGCGAAGCTCAGTTTAGTAGAGAATTCGGTGCTGTATTCACGGATGATAGCTCTGGATACTTTAAAGTAAGTAAAATGATGGAATGTACTATTCCCGATGGCGAAGGTCAAAGCGTCGAAGTCGTAGGTAATCCTGATGATGAATATATTTTATCAATTGACCCATCTTGGTCAGAAAGCGAAAGCTCTGATGATTTTGCAATGGTATTGATTAAAAGAGATAAAAATAAACCAAGGGGAACCATAGTTCATAGTTATGCTATGTCTGGAACAAACTTAAAGAGTCATATTGTTTATTTATCTTATTTATTAAATTATTTTAATATTGTCTCAATCGTAGCCGACTATAATGGAGGAGTTCAATTTATTAATTCATGTAATGAAAGTGAAATATTTAAACAACTTGGTATTAAATTGGATGTTATTGATGCTAATTTTGATGACTTACAAGAATATGAATCTGGATTGCGAGACGCAAGAAATCAATACAACTTGCAAACCAAAAAAATTGTTTATTTAAGGAAGCCAAGTTCTCAATGGATTAGATACGCAAATGAATCTCTACAATCGGCTTTTGATCATAAGAATATATACTTTGCTGGTTCAGCTATGGACGACGATTATAATATGCAAAGAAAAAGCTCTATACCAATCAAAGATTTAAAGTTTATCAAAAATTTTGATGACAATCAACCTGATGGCGCAAAAATGATCGATTTCGTTGAGCATCAAAAAGATATGTTGGATTTAATAAAAGTAGAATGTGCTTTGATTCAAGTATCGACAAGCACACAAGGTACGCAGAGTTTTGATTTGCCGTATAATTTAAAAAAACAAAGAGGCGCTGATAAAGCAAGAAAAGACTCTTACTCTGCTTTAGTTTTAGGCAATTGGATGATATCTATTCATTTTGATATGATGAATCAAAAGGTGCAAAACATACAAAGTACGTTTACTCCAATTCTTATTTAAAGTTCAAAGTCAACTTTAATACTTTAAGGTGTAACTTATAATAAGTTATGGCAAAGAGAAATTATAATAAAAAATCTGAGTATTGGGATAAGTTTGGTAATCCTAATAATGTATCTATAGCGCAAGAATCTCAAGTCTTTTCTCCAGAATTATGTGGAGATCCATTTTATGTTTCAGACGCTTCGTATGTTTCAGAGTCAAGAGCTTCTGCATCAAGAACCAGTTCTGGTGGAATGCAAACTAAGACTCGCATCAATAGAGCCGCTGTTTCTGAAACTATAGATCGCTTCAGTAGCATCCGAAGAGGTATGCTTCCTTATCATTACGCCTCAGACGGTGTTCATGTCAGAGATGCAATTGAACTTTGCCAAAAAGCATATGCAAATGTTGCTGTCTTTAGAAACGCAATTGATATTATGTCTGAATTTGCCAATACAGATATTTTTCTAGAAGGTGGGACATCTAAAAGTAGAGAATTTTTTGAAGATTGGTTTAAAAAAATTAATATTTGGAATTTAAAAGACCAGTATTTTAGAGAATACTATAGAAGCGGAAATGTTTTCTTGTATCGCGTTGATGGTAAATTTACTATTAATGATTTTATGAAATTATCTTCTTCTGGCACTCCAGAAAGCAAAATTATTAATCAAATACCAGTAAGATATATTTTATTGAACCCTTTCGATGTTGTCGCCAAAAGAACTTCGACTTTTGCTGTCGGGGCATTTGAAAAAATTCTTTCAGAATATGAAATGGCTAGATTACAAAATCCAGTAACCGAAGAGGATAGAGACATATTTAACGGCTTAGATAAAGATGTTCAAGAAGCCATTAAAAAAGGAACTTATTATAAAGATGGATTAAAAATTAAAATTGATCCCAAAAAACTTTCATATTCGTTTTATAAAAAGCAAGATTATGAGCCATTTGCAATTCCATTTGGTTATCCAGTCTTAGAGGATATTAATGCAAAGCTTGAGCTTAAGAAGATGGATCAAGCTATCACAAGAACTGTGGAGAATGTGGTTCTATTGATTACTATGGGTGCGGAGCCAGATAAAGGTGGAATTAATCCACAAAATTTAAACGCTATGCAAACTTTATTCAAAAATGAAAGCGTTGGCAGAGTTCTTATCTCAGACTATACAACCAAAGCGGACTTTATTATTCCCGATCTTAATAAAGTATTAGGAAAAGAAAAATATGCAATTTTAAATGAAGATATTAAGCAAGGACTTCAGAATATTGTTGTTGGCGAAGAGAAATATAGTGCCACAGAAGTAAAAGCTCAAATCTTTACTGATAGACTAAAAGAATCTAGATATGCATTTTTAAATGATTTCCTACAAAAAGAAATAAAAAGAATTTCTATTGATTTAGGATTCAGATCATATCCAACAGCCACATTTAAGGATCTTGATATGAGGGATGAAACTCAATTAATGAGAGCGGCTACGAGATTAATTGAACTTGGCGTATTAACTCCACAACAGGGTATTGAGATGTTCCATAATGGAAAATTTCCAACAGCAGACGAACTTACCCCCGCTCAAGAGACTTATATTGAAGAGAGAAAGAAAGGTTACTATAACCCCATTGTTGGAGGAGTTCCAGTTATTCCAGCACCTGCTCCTAAATTACCGAAAGGTGGGGGTATTGGCGTTCCAGCTCCAGCCATCAATAAAACAGCAAAGGTGGCTGGTCGTCCACCAGGAACTACTGGCATCCCTATCACAAAAGCGTCTTATTCTAGAAAAGGAATTCAAAATATCGTTTATGAAATTGAAAAAGTGAGATCTTCTGCAAAACAATTATTGAAAGATTCATTAAATATTAAAAAATTCAATAAGCTGCAAGAACAGATGCTGGATAAATTATGCGAAGCCGTAGTATGTTCTGCTGATTTAGAAAATTGGAACGAACAATTAATTTCTTGTGTAAACAATTTTGAAAATATTGAATCGTTGGGCATAATGGATGATATTTTAGATATTTCCAGTGATCATCAATTAGATAATTATTCATCAGCAATCTTATACCATAGTAAATCAAATGAAAATTGAACCAAACGAAATCGTATTACCATTAGTTAAAACTGTTATTATTAATAACGGAGAAACGGAAATCTCACTCTCATCAATGGATGAAAAAGAATCTGGAGTCTATAAATCTTATATGAGTTCCTGCGCTATGGATGACGACATGTTCGTCAATACTGCTGGAATGGACAAGAAGCAAACCATGACTACCTGTGCTGGCAACTATCCTAAAATGCAGAAAATGCTAGCCGAGGAATCTCCTTCTGGTGGACTCACTCCAGCCCAAAAGAAATTGCCACCAGCTTTACAGGAAGCTATTTTGAAAAAGATGGGAAAAAAGTAATTTAAAATGGATTACAAATATACCACTACTTTTGAGGCTTTTATTAATCCTTGCGAAATAAATGAAAATTCATTTATCTCAAACGCATCGTTAGATAACCTTGAATCTTTAATTCCGCAGGGAATAGATTATAAACAAAATATTGATTTAATTGGCGTATCTTTTAATGCGGCAGTTGTTAATATGTTTAATAAAAATGGAGATGGAATGGATACAGAAACAGCTTTGGCTTTTACCAAAAATTTCTTACATAAACCAACCAATATTGAACATAATAAACAAAAGATAGTTGGGCATATTGCAAGTGCTGGATTTAGCGATTATTCCACTAATGAAATATTAGATGCGGAAAATTTAAAAGGAGAAACGCAGCCATTTAATATAGCTTTGGGAGCTGTTGTTTATCGTTCCGCCAATAAAGATTTTGTTGATTTAATTGAAAGATCAGCTGACCCCAATGATGCATATTACCAAAAAATATCCACAAGTTGGGAAGTTGGATTTACTGATTACGATATCGCATTAGGCAGCACAAATTTAAACGATGCCAAAATAATTTCCGACCCAAAACAAATAGAGGAGCTTAAAACCTGCTTAAAAGTTTATGGGGGAACTGGCAAAACAAAAGATGGGCTTGATATTTTTAGATTAATCAAAGGAAAAATTTATCCGTTAGGTATTGGCTTTACTGCAAGTCCAGCTGCGAATGTAAAAGGTATCTATATGAAAGATAGCGAACCCACAAACGTTACAATTGTAGATAAAAGAGATAAAGAATTAAAAAAAGTTTCACAAAGTGGAATTATTGATGTAACAAATAAAAAGAAAATTACTATGGAATTAGAAAACGTTATTTCCGAATTGAAGACTCTTCTTATTGAAAAGAAATTTTCAGAAGAAGCCGTAGCATCTATGACCAGCACATTTGCTGAAGCAATCAAGCAGAAGGATGAAGAGTATCGCAATGATATCGAATCAGCCAGATCAGAAAAAGAAGCTATTGCAAGAGAACATGCCGAACTCAAGGATTCGGTTGATTCCGTCAAATCACAATTAGTTGAAGCTCTAGATAAAATTCAATCTTTTGAAGCAAATCAAAAAGCCCAAGAAGCTATTGCATCATTTAATGAGCGCATGGACGTTATCGATCAAAAGTATGCTCTTGAAGATTCTGATCGTGAATTTCTTGCGTCAGAACTTAAAGATCTTGAATTAACAGAAGAAGCTTTCGCTTCATTCCAAAATAAATTATCCGTTCTTTGGAAATCAAAAGATAAAGAAATCAAAGCAGCCTTCGAAGCTGAAATCCAAGCTCGCATCAATGCTGAAGTTGAAAAAAGAATTCAAAAAATCTCAACAGCTTCCTCAGAAAAAGAGCCAGACGAAAATGAAGAAGAAGCTCCTTCTACAGAAGAAATTCTTGATAACGTCGAATCTTCGGAAGCAGGAATCTCCTCTTCCAACGAACAATCTTCCCGCGAAACACAATCGCTCCGTGAAAAGTTTTCTGGAGCATTTAAGCGTGAAAATATCACAATCTCATAAAATCTAAAACAATCTAAAACAATAAAATTATGGCACTTCGTATTTTACCATTCAGACAATATGATGACAATGATGTCATCAACATGTTCGCCCTTCAAAGCGCATATGTCAATTCATCGACAACAGTATCATCTTTTGGTGATGCTGGTGTGTTCGTTACCACAGCCGTGGGAGACTTTAATGCAGATCCTATCACATTTACAGATACCGTAAATGGGTATCTCGGCAAAACTGATTATCCATTCGTTGGAGGGAATTCATATCCAAGTGTTTCCTTGAAGATCAAGCCAGCCACTAGTGGTGACGGACTTCTTGGCATCACTCTTCGTCAAACCGCTCAAACAGACGAAAATGGAGAAAAGCTTCTCTATTACCCACAAAAGGCTGAAGAGCTTCAGTGCGTTCTTCCTGGACAATCAGTTCCAGTTGCAACTAGAGGTGTTTTCACACTTACTTCTGGCGCATTTAATGGCACATTAACAGTTGGTGGCGGCGTTAAGCTTGCTTCTGGTGTTAGTGGAACTGTTACAGGTTGCGCTATTTCCGATGCAGCCCGTGTCGGACTTGTCGTCGGCACTGGATCACGTTCGTCGGGTACAACCACAGACCAATTTGCTGGCACATATGCTGTCATCGCTCTTGGACTTTAATCTTAACAATCAACAATAATTTATGAAAATTACTTTAAAAAGAACTCCTGAACAAGTCGAGCTTATCAAAGCTATGGCATCTAAGAATCGCGCAGTTGCTTATGAAGCTCAAGTTGCATTGGCCGAATTTATCGGTCCCGTGTTAGCTGAAGTTATTAACAATGCTCCTAGCCTTAGCAATCTCTTCACTACTCTTCAATTCAATGCCGATGATAATCCAAGCATCCCGCTTGATCTTTATTATGACATCTCTGATGAAGATTATATCACAGTCTACAGCCAATCGGTTGCTGGCGGTCTTCCACAAAACCAAGTCTTGCCAACAGCTTCAGAAATGAAGATTGCAACTTACTCTCTCGATTCTGCTCTCAGCTTCGATAGACGTTATGCTGCAAAGAGCCGCATGGACGTTGTTAGCAAAACCTTCACTCGTATGGCTCAAGAAATTCTCTTGAAGCAAGAGAAGACTTCCGCTAACCTTATCCTTACAGCTCTTGCTGGAGCAAAAACAAATAACAAGCAACACATTCTTACCGCTGGTACTAATGGTCGTTTCTTACTTGACGATTTAAATAGGCTTTTCACTCTTGCTAAGAGAATTAATACTTCTTTCAGCGGTGGAACTCCTACCAATCGTGCAAGCCGTGGTATCACAGATCTTCTTGTTTCGCCAGAGCTTGTCCAAGAGCTTCGCGCTATGGCATATAATCCAATCAATACTAAGGGATCACCTGCTGGTGGTACAACTTCGGATGGTATTGCCGCACCCGAATCAATGAGAACAGACATCTATAATTCCGCAGGTATTCCTGAGTTTTATGGTGTTTCGATCATGGAAATGAATGAGCTTGGTGCTGGACAAAAGTTCAATACTGTTTTCAACGGTGTTAAAGCTACTGGACCAAATACTTATACATTTGATGCCGCAGTTCAAGAAATCATCATTGGTATTGATCGTTCACGCGAATCACTTATCCGTGCAGTTGCTACTGATTCAGATAGTGGTAGTGAGTTCACTCTTACCGCTGATGACCAATATAGCATTCGCCAAAACAAGATCGGCTATTTCGGCTCTCTTGAAGAAGGCCGTATGGTCCTTGACAACCGCGCCCTTGTTGGTGTGATTGCTTCAGGCATCTCTGCTTAATATATAGTTTAAATTAGGGCTACTCCTTCGGGGGTAGCCCTTTTTTATTGTAATTATTAATTTTTTATAGTATAATATAGTATGGCTAAAATTAAAGCAAAAACTATGAACACATCTATTGGTCAAATTATTGAACCACAAATAGAAAAAACCATTCTTCAACAAATTGAAGAAATGAAAGCATCTGGGCAAACAAATACTCAAGAATTTAAACAAAAAACAAAAGAATTAGAGGTGATGCTTGGTATCGACACTATCAATCCATTTGGAACTAATGAACTAGATATTTTTGAAGATCATCTGCGCGAAATTACTTATGCAGATATGAAGAAGCTGGCACAAAGAGTTGGTATTAATCCTAATTATGATAGATCATCATTAAAGACTATTTTAATTAAAGAATTTAAATCAGTAAACAAGAACAATAGAAGAAACATTATTCCGAATACCGTTCAAAGTGTTATACTCGATCCTAAGAATCCAGATCATGCTGCATTGCTTAAAATCTTAGGCGAATTTTAATTTTTAGTGTAAAATAAAGCATGAATACCTTTGGTACTATGGCTTCTGAAATATACTCTTTCGAATTCGATGGAGATTCGACAATAACTAGTATTTCGGCTGTCAGTGGCTGGCTTCAGGCTAATTTAGGAAAATTAAATACAGTTGTTTATTCTAATTTTACTGGAGATGGTTCGGATATTCCCATAGAAGCTCAATCTATTCACAAGGAGCTTTATTTGTATAGTTATTATACAAAACAGGCTAGAAATGCGTTAAGAGGAATTATTAATGCGGGGAGTTCATCAGATGGGTCTAATATATTATCAGTTAAAGATTCAGATAGTGCAGTTACTTTTGTTAATAAAAATGAAGTATCAAAAGTATATAGAGGATTAGCTTCTGATTCGAAAATAACTTTAGATAAATTGGTTGCTCAGTATAATATATATGCAGCGGAACCAAGGCAGCTTGCAGGGATAGAGAGTTCATACTCTGGAGTATATACATCTAATACATATCCTGGATCTGTTTATCTTTGATTTTTTTGTGTTGTTGTTATGTGTATACAAAAAAACCCCACCGAAAGGTGGGGTTTTTAAGTTTTATGGATTAATTAAACACTGCTGTGGAATTTGATCCACTAACAAAAACTCCATTTATTAAATCATTAGGTCCACCGATTTGAGTAGAGAAACTCAATTCAACGGATTTATTTGATCCAATGCTAGAAGAGAATGATTCACTATCAAGTGTGCATCCTTTTAAAGTCCAGATCATGCGATTAGTTGCTCCATCTGGACCTTTAAGTGTCAGGGTAATTGCTTTCCTAGATGAATCATTAATGATGTTAGCTAAATCAACAGCAGAAGTTTCATTTAAAATAGCTGAAACAGAAAGAGTTGCTTTAACTGGAAAGTCAACTGCTCTTGCATATGCAAATTTTGTTCCGAGTCTTTGAAGAGATGTTCTCGAAAGAGGAATGGCTAATGAAGCACTTTGAATATGTATTGCTTCGGACGATCCAGAAAGATCAGAAATTACACCACTATCAAAAGCAGCAATATCGATAGTAATATCGCCAGGTCTAAGAGCTGAGATAGCTGAAGCTCCAGTATTTGCTGGCTTCAAGAATCCTGTAAGTCCAAGCGATAATCCATCAGTTGGATTGATTGCTGGACTAGCAAAACCGCTAATTCCTCCACTAATAGTGGAAAATGCGGTATCAGAATTAATATTAGAAGCTTCCATTGATACAGAAACAGTAGGAAGAGCGCCGACAGCAAGTTCCAACGAGTAATTACTCAAGAAAGCATTACCAACACCAATAGCAGAAGATAAACTAGTAGCTCCAGTAGCATCTAAACCTTCAGCAACAGTTGTAATATAGAAATTTTGACCAGATTGATTTATCATGTGTCCAGAAGGGAAATTACCCTGTGCTGTGGCTCCAGTTTGGACATAAAAACCTAAAGCTCTCTCATTAAATCCATCAGTAAGATAATAAGTAAAATCAAGACCAACCGTAGGTGGTTCTAAGACAATAGAATCAATACGAGATAATTGACCATATTGGTTAATATCTTGACGATTGATTGTGAAATTATAGTTTGCGCTTTGAACTCTTTCAAGTTGCGCGTGTTGCCCAGATGCAGTAGAGGAAATTCCGCTGCTAACATAAAGTGCTTCCGATTGATAAATTACTCTGTTTCTTGCCATAATGGTGATTGTTTGTTTTGTTTACAGTTATTTGTTTATTTTGTGAAAAATTATTAATTTCTATATCTATGCTGTTGAATTTCAAAATCTATAAATCCGACATAAATATCGTTAGCTAAAGATTTTCTTACTTTGTCAGTTAATTTTGAAGTGATTGCATTATTAATATAAAAATTAGTATTAATAGAAACTTGATTTTTTAAATCTGCATAAGAATAATAGCCAGATTTTAAATCGCCAAATTCATTAGTAGGATGATTCGACATAGGAATCATTGGAAATACTTCATTTCTAGAATCAGCGAATATTGATAAAACTCCATCTAGCTGATAATTATTTTCTGATAAAATTACGGCTTTTGCCGAAATGGTAGTTTCTTCCATCCCCCCTAATGCAAACCCCTTATTAGATGCTCCGTCAAGTGATAGGAAAATGGCTGGTATTACTTGGTCGTATGGCGTGATATAATTTTCATCATTAAGGATGATGCGGGAATTTATATTATATTTATTTTCAACAATGAGATCTTCTTCTGTTTCATTGGAAAAATATACATTAAAATCTTTAACCGCAAAACTTCCAGTTATTGGAGTTTGAGTAGATAAACTTTTTGATAAAACTCTACCATTTTCAAAATCTAAAATTAAATTAGAATTTCTGCCAGAAAATACATTATTAGCGTAAATACCAGATGGGATTGTCGCGCCAGCAATTGAGCTATCATTTACCCATTGTTTATATGCGCTACCAAAAACTTTATATGTAGGATCAAATCTTTCATCATTATAATTAAAAAATGTTCCAGTAGTATTTGTGTATGCTTGACCTTTGGTTAATAAGTAATTATCAAACCATAGAAAAAAAGAATTAGTAAATTTATGATGAAATTGTTCGATCATTTTAATTGAGAGAATTTTTTAGAATATTTATTTATAAGAGCAGATACGTATTGGGTGTTTTTGAAAGATCCACCCCTTATTTTTACACTAGATTGTATAGCTTCGCCCGATCTACTTTTAGATGATTTTCTTCTTAAAAGATAACCTAATCCAGAAATACCTTTTTCTACACCTTGCGCCCAACTTCTTCCAGAAGCCCACGGCATAGGTGTAACTGCAAAAATATCTTGTGGTGTTGGCATATTTATACTAAACTTACAGCCCATTGGAATTTCACCAACAAAAGTGACCTCAATAGATTGAAGTATATTAATAATTGGGGCTATTGGATCATCTCCATCTTCAAATCCAATAAAAGCGAAAAGATTAGATACGCCATTTAAAGTGCCGCTTATATTGCTTGCAGTGGGGCCATTTTTAATTTCTTTAGTTACTGGATGATTTAAGAATTCATTTATTAGTTGAATCTTTATCAAAGCAAAATCTTGTTTGACTTTCTTTTCAAAATCAATTCTTACGGCTTTTCCAACTTGTCTATTTAAAGCTTGCTGGACATCTAAAGGAAGGCTGGCCATTATTCATCAATGGGAGTTAAGTGGAAATGATATAATTTGTTGCTTAAAAAGCCAGAATCAGTGCCTGGGCTTTTGATTGCAAAAATTCTTCCATCGATTCCTATTCTTTTCGCTTCTTTTATTGCGTTATATGCGTCAGCAGTAACAACTATCCTAACAGATCCTTTCGGTAAAATAATTTTATTTTGAGAAGAATCTTGAGATCCTTCCTTAGCTAAGTATTCTTGATCTTCTTGAATATAATAAATTCTAGCATAATACTCTTCAACTACCATTTCATAATTAATATTTCCCCTGCTTCCAGAATTTGTTTTTCCATAAATTGAATTGTAATTTGAGCTAGTAGAGATGACCGTTTTCTCTGCTTGTTTGTATACATAAATCTTTTTAGAGAATGTATCGTGCATTCTAGCGAAAGAACTTGAGATTCCACTTAAAATATTTTCATTTAAATAGCTTGACATATTGATTTTTACACTTATTTACATATTATTAGATAGGGGTAAAGGTATGGATGCTAAAAAAAGTTTAACTAAAGGTTCAAATGAAGAAGTTTCTTCTTTATTTAAAATGATGTTATTGTTAGTCGAAGATATGAAGCAAGATCATGATTTTCATTATCAAAAGCTTTATGATAATATTCCCGAACAGTATCATCCAGTCATTAATACCGCAAACCATTTTACAGAAGAAAAAACTTCTTGGATTCGTAAAAGAATTTTAGATTATGGAAATGAATCTATTAGAAATTTACAATCTAAAATGGATAATTATAGCGTAAGTTTTATTTTTAAATAACAAAAAAAAAAAAAAAAAGGAAAAAGGAAATGAGTTTTAAAAAATTATATCAATTCACAATCGACAAAGAAGTCGAAAAAATCGAAGAAACTTCTAAGAAGGATCGCAAGACAGGAGAAGAAGTAACCACCAAGAAAACGGTAAAGGTTAAGGAACCTATTGAGTTCTTTATTAAAAGACCATCAAGGCGCGAACTTGAAGAGGCTGAATTAGAGTATTCAGTCGAAATGAGCAGATGCGTTAAAAGGGGAATTCTAACAAAAGCCATGCTTGCTAAAAAGTATAGCGATACTGGTGGAATTTTCAGCGAAGATGAGTCTAAAAACTATTCAGATCTTTATAAGCAAGTTCTTGAGCTTCAAAATGAATATATTCGTTTAGATTCAGCTGACCAAAAAGATGCCAAACAAAAGAAGCGTTTTGAAACCGTCAAGTCTGGTTTGGGCGATGTCAAAAGAAAGATTGTGGAAATTGAATCTAATTTTCAATCCTTTTTTGATCATACGGCTGATATTAAAGCACAGAATAGGCTTTTACTTTGGTATGTTATTAATCTTACATACATTCAATACGAGAATGATGATAAGCCAAAGCCATATTTTGAAGGTTCTGATTTTGAGTCAAAAATCGAAGACTACTACGAAAAAGAAGAGTCTAATGATCAATTTTATTTTGCTGTAATTAAAAAAGCCTCCACAATCTTAGCTTTCTGGTTCTTCAATCAAGCGTCTGAGCCGAAAGAGTTCGATGAGTTAATTGAGAAAATGGAAAAAGGAACGCTTTGAACGAAGAGTTATATATCTCTATAATTGGTGAGGTGTTTGATGGTTATACGGAGATCTTCTTTAATGGAGATCCCGTATACATCAAGCACTACAATATTAGAGATCAACGCTATATTCAAAAGTATTATGAAAAGCATAAAAATGTAGCGATAAAAAAAGGACTAGAAACCGAGGAAGAGAGATTTATTGAAATCAAAAAAGATGGGATTTGGTTGGATGATGATGATTTGAAAATCAGTAATTTGGAGTTGGAAATTAATAATTTATCAGCTACTCAAAAAAAGATATTTCTTCCATCTCAAAAAGACTCGATGTCAAAAGATATAGAGTCTAAAAAAATAGAAATCTATATACTTAAGAATAAAAAAAGAGAACTTATTGGCAAGACGGCTGAAGAATATGCTTCATCAAGATCGAATGAAGAAATGCTTCGATACTTTTTATTTAAGGATCGAGATTTAACAGAAAACCTTTTCACTGAAGATGAGTTTTCGGAATTAGATGATACTGAGTTATTATTTTTTATGAATGAACAGGCGAAAGTCAATACTCGTTTGTCCGAATTGAATATTCAAAAAGCCGTTCTTCGTCCATTCTTTAGTATGTATCTTTCTCAGTGCGAGAACATTAAAGACTTTTATGATAAAGCAATAGTTCTTCTTTCTGTTTATCAATTGAAAACAGCGCTTTTTGCTAGAATGTTTTTTAATATATTCCAACATGTTGAGGATATTCCAGATCATATCAAAGATGATCCAGAAAAACTACTAGCTTATTCCGATAGTAAAAGAAATAACAATTCTGGAGGAATAGATGAAAATTCTGATGCATCTGCTGTTTTCGGAGCGACAAAAGAAGATATGAAAGTTATTAGCGGTAATACAAAACAGATATCTTTAAAGGATGAGCTTGATAAAAATGGCGGAAAATTAAATATGGAACAAATGATGAAGCTTGCTGGTCATTGATTAATTATTTTGTGTAAGTATTGGAGAGGTTTAAGGACATGCCAATTCAATTACCAACAGTACAGACAGGATTCGAAGCAAGTGTTGATGCCGCCAGACGAAAAATTGGCGCAATCAAGCTCGATGTATCACTTGACTCAAAACCAATTATAGATTTATCTCGCCCACTTGGTAAGCTTACTGGGCAGGCAGACCAATTTACTCAGTCTATGGGAGCGGCAAATGCCCGTGTTCTTGCTTTCGGAGCTTCTGTCGGTGTTTTATCTGCTGTAACCGCAGGTTTCAATCAAATAATCACAACAACTATCAAAGTTGAAAAAAGTTTAGCTGATATTAATTCTGTTCTTCAGACAAATTCAGCAAATTTAAATAAATTTAAAAATGATATCTTTAGTGTCGCAAAGGAAACTGGGAATTCATTTGATACTGTTTCTCAAGCTGCTCTTGAATTAAGTCGTCAAGGTCTTAAATCTGATGAGGTTTTAAGAAGACTCAAAGATTCTATGATTTTATCAAGATTATCTGGTCTTGATGCTGCATCTGCCGTTGAGGGCTTGACTGCTGCTGTTAACTCCTTTTCTAAAGAAGGTGTAACAACTTCAGACGTTTTAAATAAAATATCTAAAACAGCTGCTGCGTTTTCAGTTTCAGAAAGAGACCTTATAGAAGGCTTTAAGCGTTCGGCTTCAGTCGCACAACAAGCTGGAGTTAGTCTTGATGAACTAGGAGGTATTATTACTGCCGTTCAACAAAAAACCGCTCGCGGTGGGGCTGTTATTGGAAACGCTTTTAAAACTATTTTCACAAGAATTCAAAGACCAGATAGTTTAAGAGCTTTGCGAGATATTGGAGCAGAAATTACTGATGCTCAAGGAGGAATTCTACCAGCTACAAAATTAATTGAAAATCTTGCGGGAAAAATAAAAGGCTTAAATGATGTTGAAGTTGCGAGTATTACTGAAAAAATTGGTGGCGGCTTCCAAGTCGGCCCTTTAATCGCCGCTTTGGATGACCTTACTAGTAAGACATCTACTTTTAAAGGAGCTACTGAAGCTATGGCAACAGCTAGCAATGAAGCATATAAAAGAAATACAGCATTAAATATTACACTTGAAAGCGCGATTAACAATACAACTGTAAGTTTACAGGAACTTGCTAATACTCTTGGAGAAATAGGAGTTACAGATAGTTTAAAGAATATCTTATCGTTTTTTAATAGTTTTACCGCAAATGTTAAAGATGTTCTTCAAGGAGAGGGTCTTGGTTCTGATTTTGCGAAAGGACTTGTGAAAGGCATTAGTGCTGTGTTATCAGGACCAGGATTACTTTTATTTGGAGTAATTATTGGTAAGTTGGTGCTTAATTTTGTTCAATTTGGAGCTTCGGCAGTAAAAACGTTTTTTAATATTGGTTCTGCGGCAAAACAAATCAAAGAGATTGAATCGGGTATAGTTTCTACGTTATTAAATAACAAATCAATTCAAACTCAAATCCTCGCCTTAGAGGGTAATAGAGTAGCGCAATCGCAATTATTTTCCACCTCTTTGAATACTCAATTGGCGACGATGGAAAAAATGAAAGGCATTGCTGCATCAATTGCTCCTGATGTATTTATGGCCACAACTGGCAGTAAGAAAAGAAAGTCAGGAAACGCTGGTGGTTACATACCAAGTTCAGCTGGTGGATATATGCCGACAGTGATGGCTGAAGCTAATGATATTAGTAAAGGTGTTGGTGGGGCAAGACCGTCTGATAGGCCAGTTGTTATTCCTAATTTTGCTTTTGGTGGTGGCAAGACAGGAACAATGGTTGCTCATACTGGCGAACATATTGTTCCAAATTATAATGGAGGCAGCGGATCTGCTATCTTTAATAGAGATATGGTTGGAAGAATGGGTCTTCCTAGTGGCGCACAAAAGATTCGTGGTGCTGGAGGATTTATTCCAAATTTTGCAGGAGTAAGAGGTGAAAGTAAAAAAGATTTTAGAGAATCTTTAATTCTTACTCCAGAAGAAAAAAAATTAGTAGAGTTATTGGGAACTAGAATCGATCTTAGAGATCGAGATGAATTATTAAAAAATCGTGTATTTAAGGATTACGGCACAGACAATTCAGGCAGACCCACTGAGTCAGGCACAAAAATTAAAACACTTTTACTTAATAAAATATCAAGTAAACAAGGAATAATAAAAGAAAAAAAAGAATCTAGTACTTTATTTATTGATGCAGATGCTAATTTAGGCGGTATCGGCGTAGTTTCTATAGTTGGTCCCAATAAAGCAACCGTTACTGAGAATATTACAGGGGGTAGTTTCGTGGGAAAGGCGAAAAATTTCGTAGATGATACTTATGGCGAAGACGAATATTCATCTATTCAAATGTCAAATATTAAATTACGCAATCTTAACAATTTAAAACCAGAAGAAGGTAAAAAAGATTTCAGAGCCAAAGTAAAAGAAAGATTTGCGACTCCTTTATATCAATTAGCTGGAGATATTTTACCCAATGTATTTAATGGGAAAAAAGCCGCCGATTACTCAGCTCAATTAAAAGCAGATCCTGCTTTGTTTTCTGATTCTGTGCTTGGAGGTATTTTTGAATCTGCTGTTAGAATGTCAACGACAGCGGTTGCAAACATGCAATCATTTAATGACAGTGATGATCAAGCACCATTTGACTTTGAAGGTGACGCAAATAGTGAAGCATTTAAAAAAGCATTCGGCTTTGAAGGAAATCTTTTTAGGGCCGATGCCAAACAAACAGCAACAGAAGGAACAGGGAAGAATATATCTAGCGTTATTAGTAAAGCTTTAAGAAATCCTGGAACTCAAGGAAAAATTATAGCAGCAAAATTAGGAACAGCAAGACCTGCGGCATCAGGATATATTCCTAATTTTGTTGATCAAAAATACGTAATGGAAACACTCGGCAGAATAAAATCTGGCACAAGCGGATTCTCAAAACAAGAACAAGAAACATTCTTGAAAAAGTTCGGCGCAACTGGTGGAACTGGAAAAGGTATATCTTTAAAACAAGTATTTGATGACTTAGATTCTGACCCTTCTGTTTCTCCATTCATCAATAAGGCGTATGGTGCTGCTGGAGCAACCGCATCAACATCGCAAGTATTTAAAGAGTTCGAAAGACAGACAAAAGCCAATCCAACACAATTAAGAAATGTAGTAAAAGGTAAAGGATTTATTCCTAATTTTGTTTCTAAATCAAGAGAGCTTGGGAGAGGAATACAAGGCGTATTTTATAAATTAGGGGAAAAAGATGGAACTCAAGTTGGCGTTAAGAAATTTTATAAAGATGGTCCCAGTAAAGCGATAGAAGCGGAATGGCTTGTTGCTGAATTTATAAGCAAATATGCAAAAATTCCAAGTGTTTTTGGACCCAAAAATTTATCAACGCTTGAAGATTCAAAAAGAAAATTATCTATTAGAAAAGAAATAGTTTCTGATTCGTTAGCTAAAACTGTATTAGGATCACAAGTTTCTAATGCATTTGGAAGTAGTGTTTTGTTTAATGCTCTTGGAGCTAGAGGTTTATCTATAGGAGATTTACATGGTTCAAACTATACAGTAAATAAAAATGCAGAAAATGCAATTAATGAATTAAAAAATTATCCTCAAAATCCTACTGGAGCATTTTCTACCTTAAGAAGCATGGCTTCATCTGGAGCAAAAATTGGTATTCTTGATCCTGGAGATGCTAAAGTTTCTGGCATAGCAAGAGATATAATAGGAAAAATCATTGCTGCACAACCAAAACAAAAAAATGCTGCTGGAGGTTATATCCCTAATTTTGCTGATTCTGGAAACCAAGGACAAAGAATAACTCCAGCTCAAATAGCAAAAGGATTAGGAGCTGCCTTAGTTAAGATTTTAGTGGATCAGTATTTAGGGGACGGTGTTCTAGATGCGATAGAAGCTAGTGGATTAAAATCTTTGAAGGGTTCAGATATAAAAGCATTCGCTGGCGAACTACAGAAGCCAACTAAAAGTAAACATAAAAGAGCATTCGAAAGAGCTTTGATGTCTGACGCTGGAATGCAAAGACAATTTCCTCAATATTATAGTAGATTATTATCTGAATCATCTGATAGCGCAAGCGGTGGATTTATTCCCAACTTTGCCAATCCATTAAATGAAGCGATCTCAAGAGAGATCGGCGCAGGAGTTAATCCAAGTCAAGTATATATAGACCAAAGCAATTCCTTAAAAGGCCCAATGAATCCTTCTGGATTGATGGTTGCTAATCGCCGTGATGAGCCATCAGGAGGATGGCAGGGCATCAATAGGGCTAGAAAAGAAGGGGCCAATGCTAAAACTTATGGTGCGGCTAATGGGTTTATTCCTAATTATGCTGCTCAAATAGGACAAGTCACAAGATCCGACTTGGGCAAAACTCAAATTAATGATCAAGCTGTAGTTGGTTTTAATAATTCTTTGAAAGCAATCTCAGATCAATTAAGAAAAGGAGCAATTTCTTTTACTGAAGCCAATTCACAAGTCAATCAGTTAGCTACTGTCACTGGCAAGACAAAAGCTCAAATAAACAAGCTTCAAGCTTCTGGACAAAATTTAATAACAGGATACGACAACGAGCTTCAAGCAAGAAATCAAAAAGCAAAAGAGCTAAGATCTCAAAGATCTGAATCTAGAACGGCAAGATCAATGGCTGAATTATCAGGGACTGCTAATTCAGCAGCATCTGGTCCTGATCCATTAGAAAAACCTAAAAGAGATTTTCTTGGAACTATCTTTGCTGTCCAAGCTGGATTAACTTTGTTAAGTGGGGCGACTGAGGGAGCAACAAATTCATTGGAAAAATATACAAATATTATTTCAGGCGGAATAGGCACTGCTACATCGACATTATTTGCTTTCCAAGGATTGAGTTCACTATTACCAAAATTTGCTGGATTTTTGGGTCCAGCTGGAGTAGCAGTAAGTACATTGACTGCCGCATGGCAAGTCGGAACAGCAATTTATAACGAACAAGCAGGAGTAAATAAAATAGTAGCGCAATCTTTATCGAATGTTGCAGATGCGGCATCTAAAGCTAGTATTAATTTAGCTTCATTATCCAAGGGCGAACAATCAGATATCAAAAAGAAAGCAGAAGCCTCTGTCATGCAAGCTTTGGAAACTAGTGAAATGGTTAATGCTTCTCAATCCAATGATTTTTGGACTAGGTTTGCAGCAACAGTATCTTCTGGTGGATCACTAACTGGATCAAGAGGTACTTTGCCGTCAGAAACGCAAGTCAAGCAAACCGCAAGATTTGATACGGATGTTACTGGGGCATTAAAACAAAATTTATTTGATCTCCAAGCTGAAGCTTTAGGCGCTGGTGTTCCATTAGAAAAATTACAAGGAAAAATTAAAGAATTTGCTGGTGATTCAGTAATAACACAATTTGAAATATTAATGTTATCTCAATCATTTAGTAGTTTTATAGATGAAATTAAAAAAACAGATAAAGCATTAAAAGAACTAAACTTGAATCCTCTTAATGGCATTGGTGCTAGTATTGCAGGAATGACAATAGAAGATGTCAAAAAATTTATCGATCCTCAAAAGAATATGACTGTTGAGGAAAGAGCATTAATGGCTGGATATAGCAAAGGGCCACAACAGCAAACTCAATATAAAACAGGACAAGACGGTAAGGCATATGCTTTTACTCCAAAAGCACTAGAAGCGTATAATAAAAATCCATTAAAAATAGTAAAAGATGAATTAAAAAAGACAATGGGCGAAGGTCCACCTTTAGATAAAAAATTACTTGAAGAAGCAACAAAATTAATTAATCTTCTCGCGGTAAAAACAGATGAAGCGGCTGACCAAGTTATAGCGATAAATCAGGAATATGCAACATTATTACTAAATTTAAAAGCCCAGCAAGCTTTTAAAGATAAAATACTGGAGTTGGATGATTCTTCTCTTAATTCTCAAATAGTATTGCAGCAAAGAATTACTGGAATAATGAATGATCAATCGTTATCCGAAGAAGATAGACTTAAAGCGATTAAAAGGCTTGAGCTTTCTAATAAAGAAACATTATCCGATCTTAAACTTCAAGAACAAAAACTAATTGATATTCAAACTTTGGTGAATGATCTTTCAAAAAGTGACCTGTTTGAGTTTGATATTTCTACTAACCCACTTATGGCAGAAAATTTAAAATCTTCTTTTGCCAATGCGACTAAATATTTATCTCCAGAAAAAATAGAAAATTTAACTGACTTGACTTTATTAGCAAGACAATCATTAACAAGCGCAGGCATAAAACAAGAAAGCCAAGGTTTTGATGCTAAAGTTGGTCAAGCTGCAATTTTTTTGAAGCAGACTCTCGATACTCAAGTTCAACTAAATAGAGAAAAAGAAAAAGAAAATAAATTAAATAGATCAAATCTTACTGAAGAAGAAAAAAGATTAGAAAACACTAAATCTTTAGAAAAAGCATTTTTAAAAGTAAAAAATGCGGCAGATATTAAAAATCTTAGCACAAGTTTGACAAATATTGGACTACAAGGACAATCTGCTAGAGTTGATATTGAAAAACAAATGGAATTGGCAAATCCTAAGACATTTGCTGGAGTCACAGATCCAAGAGAGTATTTAGCTATTCAGCAAAAAATAGAATTTGATGCGTTTGAAAGAAAAAGAAAACTTGATTTGGAAATTCAAGTTAATCAAATTAAAATGGAAGCCGAAAGAGAGGCGACTACTATCGAAAATATCACAGCTCTTGGCCAAAATACAGAAGCTATTAATAATTGGATTGATTCTCAATTAACAGCGCAAGCTAATGCGGCTGCGCTTGCGCCACTAGACAATGCTACTGGCGGTGGATCAATTAATGATATTATTGCCAAACAAGTCAAAGAGCAAGGTTTAACTAGCAAATTCACCAATAAAGAACAAAATTTAAAATATTTAGGATCGGAAACGGCGACAGATGAAAATGTAATACAATTTCTAAAGAACTTGGCTTATAAAGAAAGTAGTTTTAATCCATCAACCACTTACCAAGAAAATTTTAATGATAGTTCGGGACAACCAGTTATTTCAACAGGTTTATTTGGGATTTCAAAAGAATCAGCTCATGGATATGGCAATTACGCTGCGACCAATGAAAATTTAAAAAATCCAGAATATAACACCAAAGTGGCAGTTGATATTATGGGCGAATTGCTTACTGAATCAAAGGGAATTATAGCTCAAAAAACTCAAAATGGATATGCTGGTGCATCAGCATATTGGGGTCCACTCAGAAAAGGCGCATCAGATACCACTTCAATAGATTTATCAGGGCAAACCGAACAATTAAGATCCGAAGTATCAAAACAGGTAGAAGCTATTTCTAAATTAGATCCAAAACAAATGCAAGCTGCTGCCGAAAAATTTGCTATAGGTTTATATGGAGCAGGAGATCAAGCCAGCAAGTTTGCTGGAATGATTTCATCAAAAGCTGGTCAGATTAAAGAAGCTTCTGCGTCTTCTCAACAAAATAGAGAAACAGAAAGGCAAAAGTTACAAGCCGAGAGACAAGCACAAGCCCCAAAAACATTTTCCCAAGGAATGGATGCGGCGTTTTTAAATATTAACGGACAATTATTAAATTTTAGCTATGAAATGGGTGAGAGAATACCTCAATCATTTGCTGATAATATGGCTTCAGCTATGGAGGGCGTAATAATGCAGGGCGAAAGTTTGGGGGATTCACTTAGAAGTGCAGCTACTAGTTTCTTGAATGAAATCACAAAAGCAAATATTAAAAATTTCGCTAGCACACTCACTAGTGGAATTGGCGGCGGAATTGGAACTTTATTTAGAGCTAACGGAGGACCAATTACTGGAGGTTCTGGAAGTAAAGATGATGTTCCCGCCATGTTAATGGGCGGCGAATATGTCATGAATAAAAAAGCAGTCTCTAAATATGGAACGACATTCATGGAGGCATTAAATAATGGTTCTGTTTCTGGATTTGCTGATGGCGGTTCTGTTATTAGATCAAGAGGGCTTGCTACTGATGTTATTAATAGTTCAAACGTTGGAGATCAAACTGGCGAAGGTGGATTCCAAATGCCTGGATATTATGGATCAGGAGCAATTACTGGAAAAAAAGATTTATTAGGCTACGCTTCTCAAGCGTATACTTCTGGGGCTGGAGATATTATTGGAGGAGGAAATGATTCTGCTTATATAGATCTTACTCCAGAAAGCGTTAGACTTACTAACTTTGGAAGAAATCAAGGGCCAATGGCTGCTGCTGTTAGAGAATCAAAAGAGCAATCTCTTGATTTATATTTTCAACAACTTGCTGCCGAAAAACAAGCGAAAGAAGAAGAAAAAGCCCAAAAGAAAGCATTCAAAAAAGCCATAATAAATGCTCTAATTACATCAGCGGTAGGATCTGTTGTGGGCGCTGGAGCAGCTGGATTTAAAGCTGGAGTAATGGGAGCTGGAAAGGATGCTAATTTCGGACAAACGCTGATGGCTGGAGGAAAAGGTATAGTTACTGGTGGAGATATTGGTGGTGGGGTTATGGCTGGAGGCTTAAAGAATTTATTTAGTGGGAATTATCAATTATCTCAGACTTCAGATTTAAAAGGATACCAACAATATTTAACTTCAAATCCAAAAGAATTAGAAAAATTTTTAGGTGGATCAGCTTCAAGAAGCATAACTGGACCCAACGGAGGAGTTTTAAACGCTTGGTCACATGCGGGTACAGCTAACAGCGCATTAAAATATATACCTACGAGAGCTACTGGCGGCTCAATTCCTCAAACCTCTGGAATAGATACAGTGCCAGCTATGTTATCTGGCGGTGAATTTATCATGAATGCTGGAGCAACCCAAAGAATTGGAGCCAGTAATCTTAATGCAATGAATTCTGGAGCTTCTACAGAAACTAGTTCTTCAGCCATTAATGATCAGCTTATCAATAAGATCGATGAGTTGATAAGAGTTACCAAAGAATCAAGCAAGCCCGTCACAGTCAATGTATCTTCGCAACAAGGACAATCTGGTGGAGATAATCAAGGAGAAGAAAACAAATCCGAAAAAGATCAAAATCTTTCTAGAAAAATTAAAGCAGCAGTTGTTCAAGTTCTTCAAGAAGAAAAAAGACTTGGAGGGGTTTTAAGAAGAAGTTAATATGTTCGGCGCAAAATTAAATGATGAATCCGCTCTGTGGATAGATGGGTATCAAATGACTGGAGTATCAGTCGCTGATACCTCCTATTCACATAGTTCGTCCACAGCAAATCCACTAGGATATTCAAATGGAGTAACCATATCTAATTCAGATTCTACAAAAAATATTTCAATAACTAGAGATTTACTGCTTACTAAAAAAACAATCTCAAGCGATTGGGAAGATTTCTTATTGCAGTATACTGGACTTACTGGAATCATGGGGGCCAGCATAAATTATGAAGGTGGCTCATACGGTTTTAATAGTGGATACATGACAGAATATATGTTGAATTTTGCGATTGGATCTATCCCAAAAGTCACAACAAATTTTACAATTTTTGATTCAATAATCAGCGGAAATGATTCATCAAGCGCATATCCAGCTTTTTATGATTATTTATTACCTTATCAATCGGCCTGTAAGATTACATGTGATAACGCGACTTCTAATAGGGTAGTTGGTTTTGATTATTCTGTAAAAATAAATAGAAAACCCATATACTCTATAGGGTCTTCTTTGGCTGCTACAGTAGAATCTATTCCTCCGTTAGAGTATTCGGCATCTGTTCAAATCGAAATTGACGATGCGTTTCTGCAAAATTCACAAAATTTCCTAACAAATAAAGAAAATAAAAATGTAAGTCTGTCTATAGACTCAGATGTTATTGGCGTTCCAGCAATAACATTTAATGTTCCAAAAGCAAGTCTTGTATCAGAACAACTATCTGCATCTGCTGATGGACTATTAAAATTAACCTTAAATTATGTTGGACATTTATGAGTGAAGATCTTTTTTACAATAGAGATAGAAATATTTCTGGAATAACTGCTCCAGAAAACTTTTCTGATTTATCTTTAACTCCAGTATATGGATCTAGAGTAGAGTATACATCAAAAATATTATCATACGAAACAGATGATTCATATAGTAATATTATCCCAGCTTCATTAAATAATTTATCAGTATCTTATAAAGTTAGGTACGATGTAAATGAAGATAATTGCGCCAAATTAATAAATTTCTTTGAAAGCAAAGAGGGCCATCAAAGTTTTGTTTTTAATCCAGACAATAGTGGAATTTACAAAAGCAATCAATCTTTCTGCGAAAATTATGCAGTTAATTATATTAATAATAATCATTATGAATTTGCCGTTGATGTATCAGTAGATCAGGCTCCTTCGTTTTTTAATTGGAAGTCTTCTTATTTTTTAAATTTTGATAGACCGACAGAAGGAATCCCGTGGAATTCTATTTATGTGAAATGGAAAGATTATAATACTGGTTGGTCAAATTTAAAAGTTTGGGCAACTGGAAATTCATATAAAAAATATGATATATTATATAATGACATCAATACAAATAAATTAAATAATTTCTTCTATTGTAGCGGCGATCATTATAGCTCTAATTCTAATTCTCCAACTGGAGCTAGTTCTGCATGGAGTCAAGATTTCTTTTTTAGTCCAGATATAGGATTTCAAAATGATGTAAAAATACAAGTGTCTAAAGTTGATTTTAAAAACTCTTTCCCTCTAAGAATAAAAACAAAAAACAATACAGCAAAATTTGATATAAATTACAAATTTAGTAATATAAGCAATAAGCAATTATTATGTATGCTCCACTTTTTAGAAAACAAAGCTGGGTATAGAAAATTTAGGCATCAAATACCAGCAGTATATAACAGGCCAAAAGTATACTATTGTCCGCAATGGACGCACACTTGGAAATATATAGATCATAACGATTTAGATGTGACTTTTATTGAAGACCCATTAGGCATCATACCAACAGATACATAATGAAAAAAAATATACTAAAAAGTAATTCATCATTTGTTGTAATAGGCAAATCGCCAGCATGGCTTCAAAATAATTTTGAAAGTGGCAGAATTTTTTCGTTAGCTCAAGCGGTGAATTTTGATTTTTCGTCTAATAGACAGGCTAGTAAACAATTAGGATATCAAAATTATTCAAGTAATATTGATTATAGAACTCCAGAAGTTAATTTATCAATAGATTATTATTTTTCTCCATCTTTAAATAATGAGTTGTTAATGGGTTTTAAAGAGTCGTCTGGATCTAATGCGACAAGTTTTAGCGGTTTTAAAAACAACAATTATAATTTTTATTTTTTCTCAAATGAAAACGAGTCTGCTGATGGATTTGATGAAGTAAAAAAACCAGCAAACCTACAAAACTGGTCAGAGGGAGAAGTTATATCTTTTGGCAACTGTTATTTAACAAATTATTCATTATCTCTTGGGTTGGGGCAAGTTCCAGTTATTTCTACAAAATTTAAATCATCTAATATCGCAGCGGAAACATTAAATTCTGGAGGATCTACAAAAACTTATGTTCAAATTCCATCATTAGATCCATATAGTGGTAAATTAGCAAATGTAAATTATAATTATACTGGATTAGAATTTACTGGAGGAAATATTATTTATGATTGGGAGGCGAGGAGTGATTTAAATCCACCAATAGCTTTACCATATAAAAGTTCTGTTTCTATAATTAATCAAAGTGTCGATGATTCTCAATTGACTCCATTGAAAAATTTTTCAAATTTAATACTTCAGTCTTGTAATCTGAGTTTCGATTTCAATAGAGTTGATTTATATAAATTTGGAAATGATTCTGTATGTGATAGAAAATTACAATTTCCAATAAATGCTAATATACAGATTGAATCTTTGGTTTCTGGATTTAATGCTAATGAATCGAATACTCAAAATAAATTAGGATCGGCAACATTAAATAATAAAGAAAATATTTATGATATTGAATTTATTTTTAAAAACGATATAGAAACATCTACTGGTGTATATAATTTTCAAGGAGCGAAATTAACAAGTTTAAACTATTCTACTCAAATAAATAATATCTATAAAATGTCAGCATCTTTTTCTGTAGAAATAACAGAAAATAAAGGATTCATAATGACTTCTAATGCATTTATAAAAGAGCCACTTCTTTATTTTGATACGAATTATAATTTATGGCAATCAGAACCATCGAACTGGAATTTTTCTTAATAATAGTGTAAATAAATGAAATGAATTTAGGCCCGACAAAAATTAGTGGAACTTATGTGTATGTTTTGAATCAAAGCGGGGCTAATGCTATTACATTAGGTAATGGTGCGTCAGTTGATTGGAATGCTGGGGGAGTCGTTGATTTAGCTAGCGCACAAACTATTAATGGGATAAAAACTTTTAGCTCTACAATTGTTGGCAGTATTAATGGAAGCGCTGGAAGCGCTGGAACCGTAACTAATGGGGTTTATACAATTGGCGATCAAACGATTGGAGGATTAAAAACATTTACCAATGGATTAATTTCCAGCGTTGGGATTACAGGGACGAATTTAGTATATAATACTGGAGCACAAACAATCGGCGGATTAAAAACGTTTTCGAATGGATTGATCTCCAGCGTTGGGATTACAGGGACGAATTTAGTATATAATACTGGAGCACAAACAATCGGCGGATTAAAAACGTTTTCGAATGGATTGATCTCCAGCGTTGGGATTACAGGGACGAATTTAGTATATAATACTGGAGATCAGTCTATTAATGGGGTCAAAGCTTTCGCTTTAAGACCCACTGTTAATGGAACTGGAGTTTTATTATCTGGAGAAGGTGGCGGATCATTGCCAACCACAATTGTTTATACGACTGGCGCACAAACGATTGGTGGCTCGAAGACGTTCAGCTCAACAGTAAACGCAAACATAACAGGTAACGCTGGAAGCGTTACGGATGGCGTTTACATCACTGGAGCACAAACGATTACTGCATTAAAAACGTTTTCGAATGGATTGATCTCCAGCGTTGGGATTACAGGGACGAATTTGGTGTATAATACTGGAGATCAGTCTATTAGTGGAGTAAAAACATTTACCACTGGCATAATTTTACAGGCAGGAAATAATCAATTAAAATTTAGAACTGGTTTAGCAGGAAACACGATCAATATTACCGCTCCAACGATTACTAATAATGCGACATATACAATACCAGATTTTGGGCAGAGCGCAGCTTTTGTAATAACTACTGGGACGCAAACTGTTGGAGGAACCAAAAATTTCACAACAAGACCAACAGTTAATGGAACTGGAGTTTTATTATCTGGAGAAGGTGGCGGATCATTGCCAACTACGGTTGTTTATACGACTGGAGATCAGAAAATAAGTGGAGTAAAAACGTTTGGTCAAAATAGCAATATTTATAATTCAACTAATTCTCAAATATTGGGCGGAATAAATAATACAATTTCTGGAGTTACTGGGGCCATAATAGTTGGTGGGTCTGGAAATTCAGCAAGAGGGAATTATTCTTTTGTCGGCGGTGGATTTACTAATACAGCGAATAGAGATACTTGCTTTGTAGGTGGTGGGTTTAATAATGCAGCGAATGGATATCATTCTTTTGTTGGCGGTGGAGAAAGTAATGAAGCAATCAGCCTTGTTTCTTTTGTCGGTGGTGGATATAATAATACAGCGAGTGGACAGTCTGCTTCTGTCATTGGGGGAGATAGTAACTCAGCGAATGGAGAGTCTTCTTTTGTCGGCGGGGGCAATGGTAATATAGCAAATGGAACTTATTCTTTTGTCGGCGGGGGGATTAGTAATATAGCGAATGTAGATTATTCTTT